TAGTTCAAATAAAGATTCTAATTCTTCTTTTGATATTATGTTAGTATTCTTCTCAAAGTTTTCCGTTGCTAGTTGTGATTTGGATTTTGGTTGTATGTCATATTTTTTAAACCACCGAGTAACCACCTGGCGAGTTTTGTATCCATATTTATCGGCAATTTCTTGATATGTTAAATTTGACTTGAAGTAATCATTGACCAGTTCAGTTTTCGTCGGAGAGTAATTCATATAGTTTTCCAATTTGGATGTCCACCATTATACCACCTAATTGGGTATTTAGACAAGTTTCATATGAGACCGATTCAAACTCCTGTCTCCATTGGCTTTCGCTCGTGTTGGCGATGGTTGTCTGCTTAAAATTCTCATCGCGCCCAGGAATATCAGTCCAATGGACCTCAATGGGCGTATAAGAATTCTCCTTCTTAATAGCCTCAGACCATAACTTATAAAAAAGATTTAGTCCGTGAGGAGTTGATGTTATAATAACCTTAGAAGATTGTCCAGATGTAATAGTTGGATAAACTGAACTAAAGAATGAGTCTGCTACTTGATTTGGAACAAACGCAAATTCGTCTAGGTAGATGATATTGTAAGTATTACCACGTACAGATGACGCAGACGTAGAAGCAGCGAATATTTTAGAGCCGTTCTCAAGTTCTAATGACCCCTTATTCCAGGAACAAATGCCTTGTTGTAGCCATCTTGGTAGATTTTCATATCCAATTTGTAATCTACCCAGTAAATCTCGTGCTGTTTGTGCCTTATTGGCCAATAGAGCGATATTTACATTATCGTTAAAAATCGCATAATGTAGCAAGTACGCCACAACTACTGAGGAGTTATGAGAAACTATATTATTTGTATAATATATACTACCATTTTGTACATTGAGTAAGTCATACATATTTGACTCATCGGATGTAATTTCAATTGAAGATATTTTATCTATTCCGGTAGATGTTTGTATATAATCACCAACTATTAATTCATCACAGAATATTTCATTCCAGTTTTTATCTATAAAAATATGTTTATCCGCACATATTAAAAACTTCCCAGATTCTGTTGTTACTACCCACTCAGTATATTTGATGGTTTTTGCTATACCAGAAAAAGATTGCCAACCAGAAGGAGTTTCAACTTCCCATTCATCAGAATTAAATTGTTCTATGAATTCAGCCATTTAAGAAATCCACACACTTTAATACACATTCTTGAGGATTATTTCTTTGAAACACTCACCGTGCTGAAGCAACGGTGATTCTTAACGCATCATAGAGACTTGCTACCGAAGCAGTCTTATTGTCTCTCCGCGTTCGTTTAGAGTCGTGGCAGTTCCCTATCCCGACTTTATCTATATTCAGATCTTCTAAAGTGATTGCTTGGTTTTTGCGTACCACTTCAGTAGAGACTTTATGTAAAAAATGGAACTTGGTATCGTAATTCAACTCTAACTTGTTGGCAACACTATTTATATGAGAAAGGAGGGCACTTATACCCTCCAATCTTTACCCGAAAAGCGCCAACAAGTCAGGTAATGTTATTTATATCAATTAAACTTAATTACAAATCGCTTTCTTTCTTGATTTTTTCATAAAGTTCTCCAATTGGTAATTCAATAATTTCGCCAGTAAGTTTATTTCTTACTTTTACTATTGTTTTAATATAAAAACATTTCCCACTCTGCCTCGGGAGTTTACATATATTAAATCTATTAGTATGAAAACTAGATAACATCCGTTTCTGAAACGGATATAGCGTAAATGGCTGTAATCCATAATCCAGGGTCACAATCTTCATATAGTTCTCAGCGAAATAAATTGGATCATTAGAACACCGGGCAAATTCTAAGACCTGCTCCTCGGTAAACTCTAACTTTGTATTAGCTTTTTTAAGAAGCGGATTTCTATTGTAACTAGCGTCATAACCACTCATAAGTGATGTACCTCCATTCCTACCATTTGTTCTTTTGTTAATCCCCAATGTTCCATAGCCATCTTCCGTACTTGTGTTGGATTTAATCTTTCTGATGGAACTTTTATAAGATTACACATAATATAATTAATTTATGATACTACTATTTAGCTTCTATTGGTTTCATTATATCATAAAAATCCATTTCAGTAACCCCCATTATTCAGTAGGAAGTTTTTGGATTTGGTATTTTGTACCTGAATTAAGGGTTGTTGTGTGTTTAGTTCACATACTCTAAAGGTTAGTACTTTTGAGTCTGGATATATTTTTTGGATTTCATTGGTCACTTCCCGTTTATTTGGTACTTTTATTTGTGGGAAGAACATTTGGGTCTGATAGGTTTTTCCTCTCCAAGAAAGAACTGTTGAAATTACCTGGCCATTTTTGGTTGGGATTCTAGTTGCTTCTACTATAGGTGGTGCTCCAACCTGAATTACTTTCTTTGCTGCAGCTAATGCATCTGCTTTTTGTTGTATGAGTGCTAATGTGGCTGCTTTTTGTGGGGAGGTTTGAGTAACTGGATTAAACCCATTTACTGGAGCTGCCTCCCTAAAAAGCTTAGATTTTTTAGATTCCTTAATAATAGAATCACACTTAATAAGGTCTATAAACTCATAAACAACATTACCAAACATATCTTCAATGGTAACACTTTCCTTAGTCTCCATCTTTTTTAATCTAGTATAATAATCAGGAATCTCATCTAGATGTTGTAGGGCGATATCCGCAGCCAAATCTTTATCGTTGGTATGTTCATGCTCACTTTGAATTCCCAATTTGAGTTGGGCTTTAATTTCAGCTACTGTAACACCATGCTTCTTTGCTATTTGCTCAATTGATTTATGTGGTTTTATAGATGGACATTCTTTTGTTCCGTGAGATGGACAAGACCTGCCTTTTTTAGTATTATTACACTTTGGTTCCTCACCATTTTTTATTTCCTCAAGAATTTTATTTACTAAACTCTTGTGTTCTTTTTGGATAGTTGGTAATTTTATTTTTCCTTTTTCTGCTGGTGGTAAACTGGGTTTTTTTGTTGGTATTGGGCGGCCCGGTTCACCTGGTAGTAATACTTCCGTAGGCGGTGTGGTTCCTGGTATTTCAGATTGACGACCGAGTGGTAATACTCCCGTTCTTTTGCCTACTACTAGTTTCATTTGATTTTGTATCCAAGTATCTGGTGTTTGTTTATGTTTACTCACAAATGAATTATGAAGTTCTTTTGCTGTTAGATTATGTTTCTTCATAATCCGTCGCATCAAAGTATCAATTGAATCATAAGAAGTATTATTCAGTTTCAATAAACTAAATTCTAATTCTTCAATTACTTTACTTCTATTTATCTGCGGCATCTTTTAATTGATTCTTAAGAAGTTTAGATAATTCAGCAGTGGAACCAACAAATAGTGCGTTTGTGACGTTTGTTGGCCCTCTTGTTGTTTTTATATCATCTAGACTCTTCAATTTCTTCTGAAGGTCCATTAATTTATCTGTAGCATCAGATACATTTTTAATTAATTGCCCAACAACTTCATATGCTCTTGGTGTATCTGTTTCCTGTGCTAATTCTAGAATACCATTGATTGCTTCTTGTCCTTTCTCAATCAATGAGTATAAATTACCTCTGGTGTAATCATAATCTTTACGAACATCATCTATAGAAGATGATATTTTTTCAATTTTTTCTTCGGGTGTTTCAATTTCAACTTCACTAGAAATTACTTCACTAGCAATATTAAAAGTTTCATTTAGCTTGTTGAATTTTTTCGTCATTTTCATAGTTCAGTTTAGTTGAATGACCCAGAGAATCCAAAGTCGTCCCCTGGTTGAATAAGAGCATCGTCTGTTGTGGTGATTAGTCTAACATCAGACCCAGTAACATGAGTGGTTATTGGTGTGGAATCAGCTCCTCTCGTTACAGTTAATATATTACCAGATTTTGCAGAAACATAAATCTCCTCATTATCAATATCAATATAAGAATTAATTGGAATATTTGTGGAATCTATAACTTCTATTAGAACATCTGTTATAATAATATCTTTTGCTAATGTAGTTGTAGTAGTTCCTGTATAATTCTGAATAGCTCTTGGTAATGCTGTATAAGTAACTTCTCTTCTTGGTGTATTTGTTGAATCACCAGAAACGAGTCCAATGGAAACCTTTTTAATAATATCTTTAGTAGTATTACTAGAAGATTCAATTGGGCCAAATATATATGTTTTTGCGGTGAACTTTAGAGTATAAATTAATGCTCTTCTTTCTTTAAAATCACCCTCATAATTATCTGTCATAGTAATATTATCCAATACTATTGGAATATCTCTCTTTTCTCCAATCTCTTTCACTAAATCAATGGTTAATGTATAGTTTGGCTGAAAGTATGGAATTATTTGTTCTATAATTTCAAGCATATCTTCATTTAACTTAGTCATAATACTCAACTCAAAGTTAACATTATATGGAACTGGTAGATAGGCTTTTCTTGTTGACCCATCATTTACGTCTTGAGTAACAAAAGTTTGAGTTGATGTTAGCTTTCTAGATGGATCATATGAAATTCCAATAATTTCAAATGACATTCTTGGTAATGACATTTGAATTGGTTTATTTAAATCTGGTACTTGAGTTAATCTTGCTAGAAACTTCTGCGTTGGTCCATAAGAAATGGGAACTTTAGTAATAGATACAACATCTCCATTATCATTTACTTTTTGTAAATGAATGTTGTTGAACAGTGTACCAAATGCCACTACTGTTTTTTCTAGTATCTTATTATAAAAGTAGTTGAACATATGATTACATTAATTTAATATTTATGGTGATCCAAAAGGATTACTTTGAGTGAAATCTAATATGGTATTTGCTTCTGTCTGTATATCTGCATTTTCGGCAAATGAATCATTTGTTATATTATCATTTACAACTCTTATTTTATAAGTTGCATTAGAAACACCACCAACCAGAATTTCTCCTGGGTAGAATTGTCCAGTAATATTAGATAGTTCTAATTGATTTGTACCAGCATCCCAAGACTTAACTCTGGCTGTATGTGAGCTTATTCCACCAGTAACTGTCTCATTATATTGATATGTACCAATTCCTATCATATAAGGACTATCAATAATAATTTGTGGTGCTACTGTATATCCTAATCCAGAATTGATAACATTAATTGTTGTAATTGTACCATTAACTAAAGTAACTCTAGCAGAAGCAGATACACTTGAAATCCCAACAAAAGAAACAATAGGTTCTGTTGCATACCCAGAACCACCACTATTAACTGTAATGGCACCAACAATACCATCTCCAATAGTTGCATATGCATCTGCTCCAGTTCCACTACCACCATAAAAAGCAACGGTTGGAGCAACAGTATATCCATATCCAGAATTTGTTAATTCAACTCCTTGAACCCTAAACAATGTTGAATCTGGTTCACATAAATCTACAATTCCCCCAATCATAGTTGCTATACCAGTGGCAGTTACTCCACTTATTGGTGAGCCAAATTTCACTTGAGGCGTTGTTTTATATCCATCTCCTCTATTAGTGAGAGTAACTAATCTAACCCCACCATTTACTATGGTTGCAGATGCGGTTGCGGTAATACCAGCACCAATCATATTAAATGTCTCACTATATCCTTGTCGTTCTACATTATCATCAATAAAATCAACTCCCGTATCAATAAGTTCATCACCATACCGGAATAGTTCACATTTTAAATTATAGACATATGTTTTTTGTAATTGATAGAAAGGATTTTCGTGTTCTATGTATTTTATTTCAAACAATCTATCTCCTAATGGAAAATATATCAAATCTCCTTCTTTTGGTCTTGAAGATAATTCAATATTTGGAACATTGGCTATTAATGGAGCAATATACATCTCATAACGTTCTCTTGATATAATAAGAGTCAAATCATCCATTGGCTGAATGCCAAATTTGGTCATTAAAGTTCCCGCACCCTCATATCCATCAAACGTATCTACATATGCCTCAATTGGATATGCGTGATTAAACTCAGATTCAATAACCTCTTTTATTATTCTTCTTTTTGTTATATATTGTCTTGGAATATAATATACTTCTATTCCGTACATTTTTAATTGTTCATTAATTAAATCTTGAATTAATCCCTGTTCTGATTTTGACCCTTGTAAGAAATATGGATTTAACATAATTATACTCTACTAAAGGTATATCCACGATGACGAGTTTGTCCTTTTTTATTCAAACACTTACAAATCGCACTAGTATCCCCACTAATATAATCTGCACATTCCTTTATTGATTCAAATTTTTTATTTAATTCATTTATCATAACTGATTTTGATGGTATATGATTTCCTTTACCTTTTTTTGTATTTGATATTTTTTTTCCTCTTTTTTTTCTGTCTTCAACCGACAAATTATCCCAAAATTTTTGTACTCCTGCAATATGATTATTATTTCCTTTTTTCATACGAGGGGGATTCTCTCCACCATCAGTTTTATTATAAAGAATACCTGTTCCCAAATCCTTTCTTCCATATTTTTTTATATACATTTTTTCCATTTGCATCGCATCTTCCTCTGTAAGATTATCTGCAACTTTTATTCTTCTTTCTTTTAGGGGAAGACTTATTCCAGGATGAGCTTTACTATCTATCCTACCATTGCACCCTTTACCAACATAGTAAGGAGTACCATCTTCTCGGTTATAAAAGTAGCAATAGTATTTTTTCATATCTTAACCTATAAGGTCCAGTGGTGGAAGTTCATACGTATTAGACATTCTTTCTGCTATAATATCTAATTCTCTCTGTGCATCATCATAAATTTGCCTTCCGTTTAGTTCAACACCACCAGGTAATTTAACACCCTGGAATTTAATAAGATTTTGTCCCCATTGTTTCTTAATTAAAGCTGTTAAATATGGTTTAATAAAAGAATCATTCCATACTCTAGGAAAATCATTTGGGTCTAACAGCCGATAACAATCTATTATTAGAAACTCACCAACCTTTAATGAAGACCAATCAATATCAAGATATAATCTATCCATTCTTTGATTGAATCTAATTTGCTTTTCTGTACTCAATAGCCAATCAATATCCTCTAGATATCTCTTAACCATTGAATAAGAAAGTAATTCAGTTGACCCCCAGTAGTAAATATCGTTTAGAAATAATTGATATTTAATACTAAACATTCCACTAGATACACTATTAGCACCACCAAATTTGAATATCTTATTAATGCCGATTACAGATGGTGGAACCTGAAGATAGTTACTATTTTCATAATAAGAGAAAGTAGTGGAAGAACCAGCAATATTAGTGGTCGCAGTAGTTGTTACAATACCAGAAGATGTTGTACCGGCATTAGGAGCAATTGAAGCACGACCTCTATCTATATCATTTTGAGTAATTTGGTATTTTAAATATATTTGAGTTACACCATCAAAGTGTCTCTCTTGGAAATATTGAATAGCATCATCTACACGGTCTTCTAATTGTTCTTGCGCTACGTTAACCTCCAGAACTGGAGCACCCAATTGTCGTAGGCAGTAGTCTATTAGTTCTTGTCTAGATGATGGTTGTGCCATTAGAAACTCAGAATTACTTCTTGTTGTTTAAGGTATAATTTTACATACGATTTTGCGAAATTTCGCAATAAATCTACATCACATATACTATCTATATCTCTTGATATTTTCTCATATTCAAATAATTTATTTACATTCTCAAGAACTATGTCATTTGGGTTCATTTATTAAACTCCGTAATAAGGTTTTAATTTCAGATAAATCGTCTTTAACTATTTTCACATCAGATTCTAAATTTTTTATTCGTTGTTTTTCATCATTCATTTTTTCTCTTTGTTGCACATACACATTATAATCGTGTTCATTTTTATTTACTATAACATTTGTTACCGAATTTCGGTAGAGTCCAGGTCTACCTTCAACTGGAATTAAATTCATATTATGCTAAAGCGATGATTCTCAAATTTCTGAATAATGGAACAACTGCTTGATTTGTGGTTGTTCCAATTAATTTTATTCTGAATGAATTGAATGAAGTAAGTTTATCAATAGTAAATTTGTACTCATTAAACAGGGATAATGGTGGATTAAATACATAAGAGTCTACTTTAGCTATTTTTCTATCCGGTAATCCATCATTTAATGCGCTATCAATTACTATTCCATTATTATCTAAATTATTATATCCAGGGAATGGTACAAATATTGCTTCCTTGGCACTTGCTCCAGGATTAATGGAATAGAATGCTCTTACATCACTGTAATTATTAATATATGCATCAACAAGTAATTGTATGGATGTTGCTGGATTTTCTAGATTAATTGTTTTGGTAGCATAATAAAATGCATTTGGGTCATCAATAATACTGTTAACCCTAGGGTCATTTGCATAATCTGTAATAGGATTATTTATTCGGTTTGAAGTAAATACAACTTTACAGTGCTGTAAATCAATAGCTGGTGATAATTTAGAATCAGAAGAAGATAAATTCATATTAACCGTAAATGATTTATTTGCGGGTAAACTACTAAGATAAGTAGATTGATTAATATCGGATGCAACAATTCTTGGGGAATCAAAGTAATTTGGATTATTTAATGTAATATCCTGGAATCCTTTATCCACAAATTCAGATTCTGTCCCATTTAGACTTCTTCCGCTAATTGTTCTGGCTGAACAATTAATTATTGTACCAGTAGGAGTTATAGTTTTGATTGATGGTGTAATTAGCTCAAATGGAATATTATAAGTTGATTTAGCTAATGTTCCGCCGGTATTGGTAGTAGAATTAAAATGAAGTATTGGAAATCCAGAGGACGTTGTACTTCTATTTACTCCATTTGTTGAAGTATCCACCTTCACGTGATAATAGTCAAGATTTGTTTGTTCTATAACATCAATAACGTCACTCATTGCGTGTGATGTATTGATTCTTCTTAGTGATACTCCATTAAGTTCATATTTATATACTAAATCACCTGAAGCATATGAGAATGGTTTTGTATCATCTATACCTCGTGTTATACTAGTTAATGTATTTCCGGAAATTCCAGTATATTTAATGATTTCATCACCTATTAATACATATCCTGGATTAGTAGTAGCAACACCAACATTTTCAAATGTACCAAAATTAGTTGAACTTGTAATATTAATAGACCCACTGTCTCCCGAACCATAATTGGTGGTGAGTGTGGTTGGTAATGTATCCGAAGTTACATTACCAACATTAATCAAATTAGAAGCCGCTGTTAAATTCGTATTAACGTGCATTCCGTGATTCTTTTGATATACTTTAAAATGTAATCCATCACTTAATGTGGTAATGGGGGATGATGGAACAACAGTTGCTCCATTTAAATTAGTAGTAGTTCCAGAATTATTGACGTATTTAATATAATTAGTTATTCCAGTTAAAAATTCTCCCTGTACATTATCAACAATTAATTGATTCTGTCCAGTTAAAGTAGCGACACTTAATTTCATTCCCAATCCTAGGGTATTTGACCCAATTTGAATTGGTGATAATACATCTCCAATAGTATATCCTTGTCCACCAGCTAATATAGTTGCCCCAACAGCAACTCCATTAGCTACTGTTATATTTGCTGTAGCATTTATACCACTACCAATATAGCTAGTTAATGCAACTCCGGTAAATGTATAACTCCCCGAAGATGGGGTATATCCAACTCCAGCATTTGTTATAGTTAAAGTATTGGTAGCACTTCCACCATACCCAACTAATTTCCCAGTTGCGTTTGATCCATTTTGGAGAATGGTATTACCAACAGTTAGTCCAGAATCATTAACTGTTGTTCCAATTCCAATTTTTACATTATTTGATATAGTGATTAATGAATCCTTCGCTAATAGCTCTAAATCTGATGGTAATGATGGATTAAACAATTGAACGGATCCATTAGGAACAAAGTTTGCTCTATAAATCTCAAATGTTAAATCATCATATTGGCTGGGTGTCCAAGTAGATGCATTTTGTGAAGTAAATAATGAACCAAGTAATCTTTGGGTACTTACTGGAACTTTTCCACCATTTTGACTGTTAACATTAAATTCACCCAATCTAGATATCCATACATTGTATTCGGATGAGTCTGAAATAACTACCAAAGCATACTCTTTTTGCCCCTGTAAATACACTGGTGCATCAAAGGTGAAAGTGGTTGGAATACTAGCATCATCGGATAAATTAATTTTATCTGGTGGTAATATTACTTGAGAATACGCAAGTATTTTTCTACTTGGAGTTCCAAGTTCTACTTCTCTTATTTGTAGAGTTACTGGAAGAATTGGGTCTTTGGTGTTAAAATATAAATCAACTTTTGTGACAAATATTCCAGTATTTTCATCTACAGCAAAACTTTGTGCCAATGGGTCTTGATATACTCCAGTTAAACTAGATGAAGTTCCTGATGTGAATGTAGTGCTAGCGGTATCTGACCCATCTAACGTTCTATGTTGTGGTGTTTGATCTATGTGGTCAACAGTAGCATTTCTTAGAGTTAATGTAGTTTCTTGGGTATTATCTATATCTCCCTGTGAGAAAAATATTTCCTCGGCGGAAGTTGTTACTATCCCTGGGATTTTTGAATCTATTGAACTACTTGTTAATCTTAATCTATTTCTTCCAGTTTCAAATATTGGATTAGCCGTATTTTTACTATCAGGAACTAGGAAGGAACCAATTATTGTTCCTAAACTATCGGTAATTAATCTATTATTAGTAATAGTTGCTTCAGCACCACTAGTTTGTCCCTTAAGTATCATTCCAGTTTTAATACATCCAGTGAGTGTAGGTAAACTTTCGGAAGATAGGGATGCGGTATCAACATTTAATATAGTAGAAGTTGCTGAATATGCTGATTGTATTGTATTTGTTTTGTCATATGGATTTTTATCAAAGGTAGAGCTTGGTATATTATATGCACCTTCTTTATGATTAGAAGTAGCAACCCTAAAAGATATAGTAGTAGTTGAACCTGATGTACTTGTTTGATTAGCGGTTGGTGTTGTTCCTTTAACAGTTTCTCCAACTAGGAATACTCCAGAAGACATTGAAATTTCAAGAAGTTTACTGAAGCAGAAACTGTTTACATCAATATTATCAAAGAAACCATAGACTTGAGTATATGGTTTTAATCTCTTTCCAGTAAATTGGATATTTCTGGACCTCATAGTATGAATAATATTTCTACTTATTATTCTATTACCAAGATTTGATGTATCTAGTTTTTCAGTTACCTTTGTTTGTGTTCCTGTTCGTTGTTGATCTAATGTTACTTTAACTTCTCCACTTACTGTGGATTTTGTTTCTGAATTTGTTGTTTCCGCCAAGAATGAACTTGGAACAACTCCATTTCTAGCATCTAGAGCATCAGATCCAAATTGCATTGCGAATTCATCCGCAGTTCCAGCCCTAGATGATGTTGTTGGAGTTGTACTGGATGATGAATTTAGATTAAAATCAACATTAACTCCAGTTGTTTCCCACGAATTCCAAATAACTGGACTAATTCCACTTCTTGCACCATTCGCATCTGCTGTGACAACAGCCCGCATTGCCTGAGCAACACCAAGAAATGACCCCTCCATTGTTACTGCATTTACTTTTTGTTGAGCAACATCAATCCACACATCTACCGTTGGGTCAAGTTCAATTGAACCTTCCCATAATTTTACTAGAAATGGAGTTACATTCTCAGTTCTTGTAGCAAATGGTTGTTTTAGCCAAGATGTATCACTATAATCAAGTGTGACTACATCTTTATTTCTTTTTGTGTTAGTTCCTAGGATATCTGCATATCTAGTATCTTGATTGGCTGTTGCTTTTGTTCCTATTTCCAGATTTAATGCGGTACTATAATGAGATGGTCTTAATTCTTTTCTTGTTATATCAATACAGTTATTGACTCCAATACTAACATCTTGATTATCCATAGATGTGAAATTATCTACGGAGATACCAGATTTAAATCTATTTAATCCATTAGAATCTGAAATAAATGAATTAAATGTTGCATTTTCAACTATTGATAGTGAAGTATAATATTCTAGATTTTTAATTCTCGTCTCTAATCTAGAAATATCATCCATTTGATATCTTCTATGTGGAATAGAAGTAATTTTGACATTTTCTGCAGAATAAAGATATGCTGGTAATGCTATATTAGCAATATTCATTGCACCAGAAACTTCTTCTGGTAATTGTGGATTATCAGAAGGAGTTCCATATTTTACAGTAAGAATTCCAGATTTATCTATGAAAATTCTATCAATTCTTGGCAAATAATAAGAATATGATAGAGACATAGACTCACCAGACGCTATGATGTTCTTAGAACTATGTTGTCCGGTAGTACCCAAATCAAATGATCTACCATAAAATTCAAATGGTGATCTAGAATCTACAGTTACTGTATAATCAACTACTCTAGGTCTAGCATCTATTATATCTGTATTTCTAATAGAATTAACAGTTGGGATTTCTGACGTGTAATTGTATCCATTATATGATTCTACTGTTGTAATATCACCAATATCTGAAGAATTATATACTCCCTTAGAAAAATAAACAATTAATTTACCCTTTGGTTCTTCTACTTCAGACTTTCTTAGTATTCTTGAATAATCATAATGAGTTGATGTTTGTCCATTTGTGAAAGTATAATTTTTTGTTATATTCTTACTACCAGAATTTAATTGAGATACAATAGCACTAACATTAGAGGTAGTGAATGTAATAACTTCGCCATTCTCAAATGAAATTGAATTTTTTTGTATAAATTCAATACTGGAATCTCCAGTCCTGACAATATATAATGCTCTTGCTCCACTTACAGTACCAACAATCTCCTCACCAAGTATTAAATCATTTGTTGTTGATGTTGGTCCATCTAAGGAACCAACAGTCATATATGGAGCAGTTGGGTTTGCAGTTGTATTGGATTCAAATATACCATATATCCTGACAACATCTGGAACATTTAAACAAATTACATCATCTTGAACTCTTGTTCCAAATGGGTAATTTCCATATGTTAATCCATCATTTACTGTTGCTTGTCCGGTTCCAGAATATGAATATTTTGATTTACTTATTACTAGATTAGATACAATATGTTGTTTTTTAGATTTTGATTTTATTTTATCTTTTCTTAACGTTGCTATTAATATTGCCCCAGTATTATTTGTGCCTAGTCCATTAATTACTAATTCAGTTGAACCAGGAGTAAAACTAAATTTATCTGAAGATAGTGGTTCAATAGCACCATCTGAGCGAATTAGAATATATCTTTCTTCATCAAATGGTAAAAATACTTCATTTTCTCCAGAAAAAATAGTTGCAGTTGATTTACTTGTTATATTTGTAGTAAATTGCTTGCGGATTGTTAAACTAGAATTTATTAAGTCTATAGATTCTATATTTTCTTTTGGTAGAATACTGAATAATGATCTATTATCTGCTGCATTACCACTACCAGAAATTTTTTGTATATCAGATGATACTACAGTTAAATCTGTAACAGCGGTAAGTGCGGATGGTAGTCCACCATCACATACTCCAGTAACTGTAGTAACACCAGATATAACAATAGAATTTGTAGATACTGTGGTCACTTTTGCATATGATTTATCTGTAAATCCAACTCTAGAATATCTTACTATATTTCCAACGGATACTGTACCTGGAAATGTAATTTGAGAAGTACTAATGGTAGAAATTCCACCACTAGTAGCAGATATATCCGCTACTCCAATAAATTTAGATTGTGTCTGAATAACATCTGCAGTAAATGTACTTGATGTGCCAACAATACCATATACAGACTGAACATCGGAAATACCAAAATTAGTAACGGCAATACTTACTCTACTATTATTAGATACCCCATTGAATACTAAATTTTCTCCAATAAAGAAATTACCATTTACTTGATATGCAGTTAATCCAGTTCCAACACTAACGGCAGATTTTAGGAATGCTGTTGCTCCACTAGATTCACCTTTAATATAAGTTGGTAATGTAAGAGTTACTGGAGTATTAACTGTAATATCAGTATATGTTTGTACATCAAATAAAGATACGCTCCATTCATTTATATTTAAATTAGATGTATTATATGAACCAGATTCCATTTTGAAATCATATATTCTGGCAATACCGATTTCTTTACCAGCAGCAGATGTTTGAGTTGACCCAACTCTATCATTTCTTAAACTTAATGTGTTGGATGTATTAAATCCAATAGTTGCTGATCCATATACTCTATTTACAGACAATGTTGGACCAAATCCAAAATTTACTGCCTGGTTATTTATTTTATTTGTGGTTCTTGGTTTTGGTACATCTAGAAAAGTTGGTCCCTCAGTCTTAACTTCATATCCTCTAACATATGCTTTTCCTGGACCTATTTTATAGATTGCTATAGAATCGCTTGGGACATTTCCACTGGATGTCTGTTGATTGGAATTATATAATCCACGGTTACCATATCCATTATTTAAACTTTCCTTACAAAAAACAGAAAATTCTCTTATATAATAATGTCCAGATTCATCAAATGTCCTTGTTGCTAACGCATCCCCTAAAATATTATACTCAATGGAATCATTAATATCTCTCAAAATCCCATTCTCAACTGTAGCTAGTTGAATAAAATTTTGGTCTTCAAAATCATTTATTGATTTTTTGGCAAGTGTTGCTGTTATTTTTAGTCTATCTGCTCCAGGGGCAGCATAATTATTAAATCCTTGGGAATTATCATTCAGTGTTGGATCTAGTTCTTGAGTTATTATTTGTTCATATACATCAAATCCAACTCTATAACTAGGTGTATTGGTATATTGATCTAATATTAATATCTGGTCATTAACATTAACAAAGTGTCCTCTTAGAAAATATACCCCACTACTAATAGTAAATGCCGATCCAGTTGAAGATGCATTTGATGATATTACCGTAGAGAATCCCTCTCCAGCAGAAATAGAGGTAGTTGAATATTCTAAATTCTCATCTGTAATTAAAATTTCGCCATCAGTAAATTCTCTCGTTGTGAAATTTACTGAATTTGATTCTAGATAATCAATATATATTGTATAATTATTCTTCTCAGATACCGAATTGGTGATATAAGTCACTACTTTGGCAACTACCCCAGAAGATTGCCCACGTATCTTTTTACCAACTAGTTGATCTAAGTATAAAGATACTGGAATTCCAAGAAATTCACTCTCAATTTGTACTGAATAAAAATTACTAGAGTACTTTGTTTGTCCCGGAATTACTTTAGCTCCCTCTTTAAAGAAGTGGGTACCAAATTGTTCTACTTGATTCTGTAATATTGACTGTAAACTAGTTAATTCCCTAGCTTGAACAGGGGATGTTGGTTTGAATAATACCCTATAATAATCACTTTTGGGACTAAAGTCATCAAAATATGGAGCAACATTAAGACTAGTTTCTTGTGGCATAATACTTTAGAACTGCAAGATGATTTTTATATCTTCTTTCTGAGAAGTGGATCTAGTTATAGATGGTCTATTATCAACATAAATTATGTTGCCAGAATATTTTTTAACTTCTGGTTGTGCAACACCTTGATTAAAATTTTGACCAAGATAATATGTTCTACTATTTATTACAGTAGATATACCAGTAAATCCAGTATCAATTCCAAGATTTATCGTACCACCGTGAATGATTAAATTCCCACTAGTTGTTGGTGATGCGGTAAATCTATTTAAATTAAATCCATAAATTGGAGATGAATTTAATGAATTATCTGTATTGAATCCAACAACGGATCTATCTTGCCAATATTTTAATACCCCAGTATTTTGGTCATATGATATTACTCTACCAACTGCAGTTGAACCAATTCCAATTGTTTGTGTGACAAATGTATCTGCAGTAAATATTGCTCCATTATATCCAGTTCCACTCAATTTAAGTGCATAAACAGCACTTGCTTTATCGGGAGTTAAATTTTCACTTGACCCATATGATTTTGGATTTTCAATTATACCAACTCTGGCTATTTGATTACCAATTATAAAATCTGGATTTTCTGTATCATTTTCAATTCTTGAATATATTAGTACATTATATGCACCCAATTCACGATAAATGTCATATCCATGCCCACCGTCTGGTGGAATTATTACATCAAAAGATGGTTGTATGGACCCAGTTGGTACACCACCAGCGACCAAATCTAGAGTACCATAAGTGTATTGAGAACCACCATTAGAAACAACAACGGATTCTATTTTTGAATCACCATTGATTACAACAGTTGCTTCCGCCCCATATCCATCACCTCTGATGGGGACTTTTGTGTATATTTTATTTGGTAAACCTATTCCAATTCCTCTATTTGTTATTGTGATTATTTTTAATTGTCCACTAGATGTTGCATTATTTCTAATGGATACACTATCAATAGATGATTCCCAATTTTTTGGTACTGGAATATAATTGGTGGAATCAAATTTAATAACTTCACTTGGTTTAATTGTATAGAGATATTTCCAAATATACCCATCTCCACTTGTACCCGCCTCTCTTGGTTCTAAATCTGTAAATGTTGGCTCATCAAGAGATGGTCTTCCAGAAATATTATCAGGACTTATTCCATTATGTAGACAAATGTATACTCTATAGTCACTATTAAGAATATAATAATTGGCAGAATATAAATTTGTTGAGCCAGATGGGTTAGCTCCTTTATTTGGATCAACACTTATATCATGACGATACATATCGTATGTTGTGCCAGAAGTCCACCTCAATTTTTTAATAACTTGACTAACATCATTGGAATTGATTTTCTTCAATCCAATCATTGTATCCCAATAATTGTTTTCTTCATCAAAATTATCTTTTGGTGAAGGTGGAGACACATCCCAGTCGGATTGGAAACTAGTGGCGTTTGGTAATCCAACAAAAGTATAGTATGAATTGTTAGTGGATGATACTCCAGAAACAAAGTTCTTGGCGTTTAGTATACGCAATTGGTCAGTTATAATAGCAGGCATTTTAAATATTTTTCTTTATTTAGGATAGATAGTTTAGATATTTTAGTGGATTGATTCTAGTTACTACCGAAGAGGTAGTTAATCCAATAATTCCGTTTCTAGTGTACGCATTAAATTCTTGTGGTATGGATCTATCCCCCAATACTATCTTACCCCAAGAAAATTCACCAAAATAGGAACTATATCCAGTTCCAGTCAATGAATTATAATTAGAAACACTAACAATTACTCTAGATACATGAGTTATTCCAATTCCAGTAACACTTGTTTGAGCAATAGATACGTCAGCAACTTCATATACATTATCTAGATATTGTGTACTAATACCAAGAATTGATGAATTCTGATATAACGAAGTTACTCCATTTCCAATATTTGTATTAAATGTTGAGAAATAGTATCCAGTTTGTATTCCACTTATAGTTGTCACTCCAGTTATAACTGAATTTCTTAAATCCGAATTCATAGGAATATATAAATCAAATATTATTCCAGTAGAAGCTACACCAACAGAAGTAGTCTTAACACCAACAATAATACCATAGTCCCCAGAATAGGATACATTTTTAATTTCTTCATATACTAATGATGGAGATTCAATCAATACAGATGGTGAATTTGTGGGGGTATATCCGATTCCTGGATTTATAATACTAATGCTAGTAACAATTCCGGATGTTATGGCTGATTGTGCAGATGCCATATAAGTGGAACCAATTCCTATGGGGTAACTAATCGTTACTGATGGAATAGATGCGTATCCACTACCACCATTTGATATATTAATTGAAGAAATTGTTCCGGCTATTGATACAATAGCTGTTGCTGCTGCACCAATTCTCTCGTCTTGTGATATTAATACAATTGATTTTTGTAATTGGTCTGTTGAATTCTCATTTAAACTATCAAATAGTGGTCTTGCATTTTGCACGAACATCACATCAGACCCAATACCAACTGATTGAATCATATAAGTCGTTGGATTAATTAATGGTTCATATTTTACTCTTGATTTTCCAACAACTTTTCCATTAATAATTTTATCTACTAGTTGTCTACACCAATTAATTGGTCTAACTATTAGTTCATCATTAGATAATCCTGGTCCCGGATATGGATTTGTTTGTATTAAATCTGTTGCATTTATTCTTGTTACTGCTCTTTCATCTTGAAGTAAAGAATTATTTTGACCAAGTTCTGGTGAATTTCTTAATTGTACATCGTCCCCAATTTTTATAGTTTCTAATATATCATTATAGATGACATCTATTTCTCCGCTACCCTTATAAAACAATAATTTAGATAAATCACCTGCTTTTGGTGATTCATTAAATGTTATTGTGCTACCACCATCAAATAAATATGCATCTCCGGGAATTTGTAATACATTATTAATAAACACAAATAGTGTTGCTTGGATATCTATATTTGATCCTTTTTTAGCACGAATAGTTATTGGCGATTCGTTTAGTGATATTCCAAATGTCTTAGCTGTACCATCAAATTGTGGATCTAATCTATCCAATACTTGTAATTGCCCTATAGACCACGCGGAGAAACTAGTGTTATATGTTTTATCTATAAGTATCTGAAATTCTTCAAATGGTTTTGAAGAATCAGTAGGTATACCAGACAATCCTCCAAAATTTACAGTAAGTATTTCATTTGGTTGATAACCATACCCAAAATTATTAATTGTTAGGTCAATTATACTAGAACCACTACCAACAACAATATCAATATTTGCTTCAGTTCCTACACCAACTGAAGAAGATGTGCTATAAATTAGTGGGATATTGGAGTAACTAAATGGCGCATCAAAAAATACAGTTGGTGGATTTGTGGTTGTGTATCCAGTTCCTGGATTTGTTATAGCAACACTAACAATGTGTCCATTACTAATTGCTGCTGTTCCTATAAATTGTATAGTAGCCGCGATATCATCATCAGTTCTTACTCCAACATTTACGTGAGTTTGAATTCCCGCCCTATATCCAGCTCCACTATTACCAATACTTATTGATGATATTGTACCCGCAATGGAAACAATCGCAGTTCCTCCAGCAGATACTAGTGGTTGATATCCAAATCCACTAGAAGATCCAACAGAAACTATAATTCCACCAACAGGAAGACTAGATGTATTGATATCATAACCAACAGATGAAGCTGCTCCTATGAATGATATTGTACTTATTCCAGAATTTTCTGAAATAGTATAATTTTCTAATGCACTCTGTACTCCTTGTGGTTGTTGAAATACCCCACCAACCAAAACTATTGCATTATCTGTTGAAAACCCAGTAACATTTTGTTGGCTAGATGTTAGAGTAAAATCACTATCCATCCCAGTAAATTCATTTGAAAAATCATCAAATACATAATTTTTAGAATATGTTTCACTTACGCCATTTACATCTCCAGATCGTAGGAATACTCTTCCGTGGAAGGTATAACTAGTAGAAATTCCAATCCAATCTCTTTCATTTGGTGGATTTGTTGTTGAGCTTATTGGAGTTAGTCCAGTTGGTGCCTCAACAAAATTAATAATATTATTTACGATATTATAATTTCCTTGATACTTTCTAACCACTGAATTAGATGGATGTGATGAGATTCCCGTTCCCATCCAATGTCTATCAACAAGTAATACATTAGTACTACCGAATCCAACAGTTTGAATCTTCATCAATTCATCATCTATTTTTATTAAATCACCACCAAAGAATGAAGTTATTTGATTAATTTTTATTGTTGAGTCATATTCATTTGAATAATCTGCAAGTGTTGTGGTTATTGCGGTTGATACAATAGGTGATTGAATTATATTGTTGAGTGATATTAGAGTTTTAGCATTTTGATTAGTTGCTGTAAATATGTGTACAGATCCAATTCCAACTGAAGTAATGTCTAAAGGCTTTGGAATAAATTTAAGTGCATCCTCAGCGGATCCAGCTAATTTTATTTTCGTATCATCAATTTTTATAGCATATACATTTGTTGGTAATTTATCAATAATACCAACTCCAACAAAGCTAGTTGATGCTATACCAATTGCCTGAGTATTTCCAATTCCAGAATTGTTATATGCTAATTTTTCTCCAGTTACATAATAATGATATGGAATTAAAATTGTATCATCTATAGTGTTAATAATAGAAGAATCTGATCCATCTATTGTTCGTTCAAATATTTTATTCAATCTATGTGTTAAATCAAATTCTCTAAGAATTGTAGTTTCTGTACCATCATAATCACCATATCCACTTACGATATTGGAATTACCCAAATCAATAATATCTGTTGATGTACTTTCTCCATATAGAGATAGTGCTAATTGAAATACTCTAACCTCAATATTCACATTAGCAATTGGAGTAAACGTTAATTGAGTTACCCCAGAAGAAATAATGGCTCCAATAGTACCAAGATTACTATTTGTTTCTAAATTCGCAAATTCTGAAAATGATACTGTAGTATCATCAATCAGGACAACTTCAGATAATTGATATTCATTATTTGTGGTATCTTCAACACTTATTAAATAATATGCTCCTCTATATGTTCCATTTTCATATTCTGCTATAACATTTTCAGTTGGAGAAACGGATGATGGAATAGAGGTGTAACTTGAGTTTAGTACCCCAGTGTTCATTGGTATAGTTCCAATTCCAGTTGCTAATGTATTTGCTATAGATACTCTTACCGTATTTGCAGTTAGTGCTACCCCAGCACTAGGAATAAAATCAATATTAATATTTGATCCAGAATAATAGGTTGAATATGTTCCTAATCCACTACTAGAGTATGAATTTAGTGAGTGATTGGTTAATTGTCCATATTCAAGAACATTTATATTTGTTCCATCGTGAACCAAATTTAATTCACTAAACTCATATATATTTCCACTTCCAGTAATTTCAACCAATATTTTAGATGACCTATATGTTGATGCAATACCAACAATAGTAGTTGTTGTTCCTATAGAAATATTTGTATTTGTTGTCTGGATATCAATAATATCACCTAATGATGTAGTTCCAATTCCAGCTGTTGTGTCTTTCAAGTCAAATGATATATAACTTAAATTATAATCATTAATACTATATTTTGTCGGGTAAAATAATAATTGTCCATTAGAACCAGCTATACTAAAATCATATGAAC